AGAGACGGCTAACTTGATTGCCGATAACCACATACTAATACCACTTAGCTGTTTTCTTTTTGTCCTTAAGCATTCTCTTTGTACCTCTTACTTCTGTTTCATCTCCAGTTGGTATGTAGTTTCTTTGCATACCATCTGCAGTTGTTACAGATCTAGGGTCCAACTCAATATTTTGAGACGGAATACTTACATCGACTGACTGTGTAAAAAACTTATCGTCTTTTTTTGCCATGTGTCCTCCTATTTTTTTCTTAACTTGCCTAATGTTATAGCAAAACGCGCTCGTTGTCCAAGCTTTCCAGGTTTTTTAGCTGCCGCTTTTAGTTTTGACGCTGGAATTTTTTTGCCTTTTTCAATACCTAAAGACTTTCTTAACGAACCAGGTTTTTTAATAGCCTTTTGAATAAATTTTTTATCTTTTTTTGCCATTTTTCTTCATCCCTGGTTTTTTAATCACGCCTCTTGCAATTAAAATGTCTTTTTTAGTAACTTTTCCATCACCTGACATGTCTGGAAAAGATTTTTTCTTTTTTACCTTCATTTTTTTCTTTTTTATCATCGATTTTCTCCTTCGTATTTTTCTATTTCAACACTTGGCATCATTTTATCTACATTTGGTATAGATTTGCTCAAGATTGTCTTTTCAATTGATGTATTAGCTCTTAGTTTTGCTAATTCTTCGTTCTGATCCAACTTTTCATCGTGTTCTTGTTGGCTCATCATAGCTTTCATACGATCAAGATTGATTTTTTCTTGTCCCTCTCGTTTTTTACGCTCATTGTCCATAGCTCTAAGGTCTAATTCTCTTGCTCTTAACTTAGCAATCGGGTCATTATCGAATTGTGAAGTTATAGATTTCTCTTCTTTTAAGAATTCTTCCATCATTTCTGCAATCAACACAGCTTTTCTCGCTTCAATTCTTTGTTTCATCTCTTGTAATTGCATCTGCATCTGTGGATTTTGTGCCATCATCTGCATTTGTGGTAATTCATCTCTAAATTCTAACTCAATCTGTTCTTGTGCCATCAATGAAATGTGTTCAAAAATATTTTTTTCCATTGCAGCCATGACCATTGGATTATTTCTAGCAATATTAGTTGCCATAAAATTTAAATGCGAAGTAATGTGTGCTCTGTGATCCTGACCAGGAAACGCTTGAAAAGGTTTTCCTGATAGTGCCATGATGTTTTCTAAACTTGGATCAAGTGGCGCTGGTGGTTGTGGTTTAACCAACAGTTGATCGATGTCTTTTACACCTAACGCTTCGTACATATTTCTGTACGCGTTGTACATATTATGCATTTGTGGATTTGACGTTGCCAGTTGCAACTCCGTTTGCGCGAGGGAAATACGCTGAGTTTGTGAAAAGATGTTGGGATCAGCAACTGGCACAATATCTACCCGATCATCAAAGTCTTGTTGTTTAATCATCCTTTGACCCCCAACTACGTCGTACGGATATTCCGGCGGTAGATATAACTTGAAAACTCTTGCTAATAATTTGAATTCTTTTTTAAGAGATGAATAAATTCTTTTGTGTATAGCTGACATCGTTCTTGATCCTCGCTCTAACAAAGCAACCGTTGTACCAACAGCGGCTTGTTGATTGCCATCGCCAACTTGTAAATCTGCAATCGATGCAAATCTTTGACCAGCTTGTACTACAATACCCATTAAGTTTAATAACGTTGCAGATGGTTCTTTAAATGGCAACATCATGAATGAGTCTTTTAAGTTACCACCAGGAGCATCTACATCTCTAAACTCACCAGGTTGTATTGACTGCGCATCATCTCTGATTCTAATGCCACGCATTTTAAATCCTGCGGGTAGGTTGGAGAGCGTACCCGCATCCAATAATTGACGAAGAGCTGCTGTTGCAGTTCTAGACAGACCACCAATCATATGGATGAGACCGAAGCCATAGAAACCTAGTCCAGGTAAAAATTTAAAATGAACGAAGTAATCTATTTTGTTTTTGTTCGGATCTCCAATTTCGTAATTTCTTCTAATCGATAAAACTTTTCTTGTCGCTAACTCTACAGTTACGATGTATGGAATTTTAATTCCTGACGGCTCACCCTGATCATCTGTGTGTTCAAAACCTTCAAGATCTAAATTAACATGACACTCTAACAAAGTATAAATGTCATCGTCTTTAGATTTTCTTTGACCTTCAAGTTCTCTTTCTTTTTTCTCTACATCGTTTTCTTCATAACCTGGTGTACCTAATTCTATATCTAAATAAAAACCACCAACCTGTTGTTTTCTTAAATCGTTTTTAGAAATCTTGACCCGGTGAATGACTGCCTCCGCATCTTCTAATGAGGTAGCTGAGTACGGGACAATCAAATCATCTGCAGGTACAAACTTTGACATTGCTCTTTGTTCAAGTTCATCGTAGTAAACTTTTTTAAACGCTGAACCTGCTAGAGGAAGATAAAAGAGCATTGAATCAAAGTCCGGCTCATAGTCTGACATTTTTTCCATGAGCTCGTAATTCATGTAATCTTTAACACGCTCTGCTTGCTGTGCTTTTTCTTGACTCGGTGCGCCGACAACTTGTGTTCGTACCGGTCCGTTTGCTGGTAATAATTCTTTATAAGCTAATGCTTGAAACTGTGTAACTGCTTCTGCAAGAACTGGGTGTGTTGCACCAGATGCTCCTTGAAACGGTTCAGTTCTGTTTGTATATTTGAATCCTAATAAATCTAAACCAGTAATGTATGCTCGTTCCCATTCTTTACGAGACATTTTATATTCCATGTAATCATTTTGTAATTGATTACCGATCATGTCTGTATCATCTTCTGGAAGTAATTCGTTTAAATTTGCAAAGTGGTCGCCTTCTTGTGGCATAGGCATAGCCATTGGGTCAAAATCAACTGTTGCCCCTTCTGCGTCTTCTGTAACTTCTACTGGTCCTTTGGGTGTCTCTTCAATTTCCGTAACATCAACTTCTTCTTGTGCAACTTCGTCTTCTAATCGTTTAATGTTCGGGAGAGACTTATCTATTTCTGCCATATTTGTTCTCCTAGACTTTCTTAACTTGTTTTGGTGGTAATTTCAACCCCTGTGATAAAGGGCCTTTTTTAGGTGGAACTGACCACCATTTAAAACCAGGATTAGCTTGAAGTTTTTGTGCTAAACTGGGTTTCTTGTTTGTTGGTTTATTTTTTTTTGACATTTAAACTAGCTATGCCTCCTTCCATAAATTCTCTATCGTCTTGTGTACCATAAAATCCAGGTAATTCCGATGCAAGTTTTATTCTTTGAGCGTTGTTATAGTCTTTTGTAAGTTCGTCTAATATATTTGTATCTTTATATTTTAACTCACTTAAACTTTGTCTTGGTTTTAGATAATTTCCACCTTCAGGACTACTAAAAAAATTTTCATAACTTTGACGCACTGAACTTGGTAAAGCTTGGTCTTTGTAGTCAACTGCATCTAAATAAGTCACAGGTCTAAGGTCTTTTGGTGTTTCAACAGGTGACATATAATCATCAAAAGCTACTGTTTGGTTTCTATCTTTTAAATTACCAAAACCAAATATTGGACTAAAACCTTTTTTAGCCATTTCAGTTGCAGATTTTTCTGTCAGTAATTTTTGTAATTCCATTTCTTTTGCAGAGCCTGGCATAATTACTGAACTATCTTTTATACTACTTAATTTTTCTGTTAGACCTTTTACATCTTTTGCTTCTTGTTCTTGAGTGTAAACAGAAGTACCATCAATAAATCCATAACCCGATCCATCAATAACTCTCGTGCCTTGATTACTTTCAATTCTTTCCATTTCTTTTTTAGCTTCTTCAAACTTAACTGCGTCTTTTGCATACTGTAACATGTTAGATGGTAGTTTGTTGTTTTTAATTAAATTAGATATTTCTGCATGTTTTAAAGAGTATGGTGTAAAAGATTTTGTTAACCAGTTAGATGCAAGAGATTCATTTAGTGGTTGACCCATTCTAAAAACATCATCAGTAATTACACCGGCTTCAAAAGCTGCCATAAAACCTAGAGCTGCAGGACCAAAATAATTTCTAAGTTTTAATAATTCCATTGGGTTTAAAATACCTTTAAGTAAATTACCACCACTTCTAAAAAGTCTTTTAGTTGTTTCGGTATAGTTTCCTGATTTAATATCATTTAAAAATCTTGCAATACCTTTGTCTGCACATTTAGTTACTTTGCCAAATGGTGATCCCGTAGCAAATAAAATTCTACCACCTGCTGCTAAGTTACAACCGTATTTTTCAAAATTTTGTAAAGCTTTTGATAAATCTTTTTGATTTATTTTTTTATTTATTGAAGTTGTTTTTGAAAAATCTAATATTTTTTCTTTTTCTTCAACCATTTTAAATGGAGATTGTAATATTTTATTTGGATTTTTAGGGTTTCCTCTTGCATCAACGTTTTTAGCTGTTTCTACATCAAACCCTTCTTTAATTACCCACCTGTTTGTATTTTGATCAAATCCCCAACCTGCTGCTTGAAATTTATTAAATACTTTTTTAGCTAAATTATATTCATCATTTAAAATTTGATCATAATTTTTTGTAAAATTATAACCCATTTTTTCATAAATTTTATCAATTTTATTTTGAGTATAATTTTTGCTTATGCCTTTTTTAGTAGCTTGTTCAATAGCTTTTAAAGCACCAGCATATTCATTTAC